TTCACAATCGACGCCTGCAAGAAGATCAAGATATGGAAGTAAGAGAGGGAGATTTTGTTCTTTATGGTAGTTATTATTATGAAATAGTCAAACTTACCGAAGCAAGGAAACTGTTTGGCCAAGTCGATCACGACTTTGAAATTTCTGCAAGATGCAGAAGAGCAAGAAAGGGATTATTCGATGCTACCTGATGATTTTGATTTTGCATTACTTCCGCCAGGCGCCAAATCGACCACGCTAAAAGAGCTTGGAATGCTGGCCTCTACCATTGAGACAATTGATTTTGCACTTGTTTCCTGGGTGAAAGAGGATTTAAACTTAAGCGCGCGCACAAACGAAGGATTTATCAAGGTTCCCGTTTTATGGCAGGCGCCCGAACGCTCTTATCAAATTAAAAATGAAAAATCTCTACGTGATGACGGCGGCGCCTTGAAGCTTCCCCTGATTAGTGTCGAGAGAACAAGCATTACAAAAGACCCAACACGTAAAGGCGGGTATCAAGCCCAAACCTATTCGACGGACAAAAACGGCCGAACAGGAAGAATGGTTTTGGCGAAGAAAATAAAGCAAAATAAAACACGCAATTTTGCTGAGGCCGACGGTACGAGATCTAATAGCGACGGCCTCCTTCAGCGTCATTTTCCGAGAACAAATAAAAAAATTGTTATTCAATATTTGTCTATTCCGATCCCGGTCTATATCAATGTAGAGTACAAAATAACAATCAAAGCAGAATATCAGCAGCAAATGAATCAGCTGATGTCGCCTTTCATCGCGCGCACTGGCCAGATTAATTCATTTGTGATGAAAAGAAGCGGCCATCTTTATGAAGCCTTCATTAGCCAAGACTTTGCACATAATAATAATGCTGGAAATCTGGATGAAGATATGCGCATGTACAGTACTGATATAAAGATCCGAGTGCTTGGATATTTGATTGGAGAAGGCGAGAATGATGATCGCCCGATTGTGCGCATTGACGAGAATGTTGTCGAACTAACATACCCAGCAGAGCAAGCATCACTGCCGGGAGATGCGACATTTACAGCGGAAAGCTTTGCAGCACCATTCGGCGACGAAAGCATTGAAGAAGTCCCCCGAACTGGTTCCTTTGACGCTAGCGACTATGTGCGCTCTATATAAAAGCACGTAAGGCATTGAATTTACGTACTTCCTGAACTGAAACGCATATTCTGCGTTTACTTCAGGAGTTTTAGCGACTTTTGAAATTAGAAATACTATTTACAGGTGACGACAAAAGCAATCCACGTCATTTGTTTCAAGAAGGAAGGGAATAAAGAATGTCAGTAAAAGATTTTAAGTTTGTATCACCTGGAGTGTTCATTCACGAAATTGATAATTCATTCGTGCCGAAGTCGGCCGATGTAATTGGTCCGGTGATTATTGGCCGCGCACAGCGAGGTATCTCAATGGTTCCGGTGAAAGTACAATCGTACTCAGAATTTGTTGAAGTGTTTGGAGACACAGTGCCTGGCGATGTAGGCGGAGACGTTTATCGTGATTCCGCTGCTCTACAATCACCCATGTACGGCACATATGCCGCAAAGGCCTTCTTAAGATCAAATGTCGCGCCTCTCACGTATGTTAGGCTTCTGGGCCACCAAGCCGCCACCCCTACTGCCGATGCTGGCTCCAAAGCCGGCTGGAAAACTGATAACTTTATCGGCAGCACCGGTACCGGCGGCGGTGCTCTCGGGCTTTGGGTTGCAAAGTCAGGAAATGTGAACACCTCCAACCCAGCCTGGTCTTTCACTGGAAGTAACGCCATGCAACTTGCCGCAATTTGGTATAGTGACAATGGTGGTGCTGGCCTTGTTGGCGCTGGATTTGGTTCTGGCTCCGATGGGACAACAGTAGATACTGACGCTAACGGAGAAACTGCCGGCCTTGTAGTTTCCGACGATAACGGCGTATTCACGATGCAGATCAGCGGCGCCACAGCCGCCACACGAGAAAAGATTACGTTTTCCTTGAATGATAACTCCGAGGATTATGTTCGCAAGAAGTTCAACACCAACCCGCAGCTTCGAGTTGCCGGCGATTTCTATAGTTCAGAGAAGGACTGGTGGCTTGGAGAAACATTCGATCAGGAAATTAGAGATGCAGATCTGGCTTCAGGAAAACTAGTTGGCTGCCTCTTGGGAGTCCAGCTTCAAGGCGGCTCCGACGATGAAGGCCCCGCCAACATGTATGGACAAGCTGCCCGCGAAGCGATTGCTGGCTGGTTCGTTGGTCAAGATATCGGCGATCCCACAGACTTTAAAATTGACAATGTTCAGAAGCTTTTCCGCCTTCACGGCCGCGGCCACGGTGAATGGCTGGCGAAGAACGCCAAAGTTTCAATTGAGGACATTAGGCCTTCAAACAGCACCGTCGATCCTTATGGGACATTCTCGGTTGTAATTCGCGCTCTATCTGACACCGATAACAGGGTGCAGGTCATGGAGCGGTTTGATAATCTTAATCTTAACCCGAATTCTCCAAATTATATTGGAGTCCAAATTGGAACAGACTATTATTCCTGGAATGAAGATGAGCGTGAGCTTGTGCTAGAAGGCGATGGCCATGCTAACCGATCCAAATTCATTCGAGTTGAAGTGTCTTCAGAAGTTCGCGGAAATGCGGTAGGTATCGCCTCTCTCGTACCGTTTGGGTATTTCGGCCCGCCGAAGCTTCAGGACGCAACACTTAACATTCACCAAACCGGCTCTGATACTCTTATTGGCGATACCAACAAATACATTATTGCCGGCCCAGATCTCCCAGGCCGCGCCACCGGGACATCGCTTTCCTCTTCTGGGGGAACAATCAGTGCATCCTTTGCCTTCCCCATCACACGCCTGAGAACCTCAGCATCCGACGGCGGCGTGGTTAACTACAGAGACGCCTATTTTGGATTTCAAACTACTCGAGCCACGAGCAGCAATGTAGGCATGCCGGGAATGCATGAGCCGCAGCGCTTGTGGACCCAGGCCATGGCGGTAGCAGATCCTTCTTCCGGCACCATCACCGGTGTAGACAACTATGCGTACATCTTTACGCTCGACAACGTCCGCACAGGAAGCAGCACTACTGGATTCTATTACGAATCAGGCTCTCACGCTGCCGGCAGATCCGTAACCGGCCACACGGCCAGTGCGACGTCCTACAAGACGCTTCTCGACCTGGGGATCAACAAGTTTACGGCGCCTTTCTGGGGTGCATCCGATGGCTTGAATATTCGTGTCCCCGATCCGATGTATAACAATGGAATGGACGAGACATCTACAAATGACAACAACTCTATCTATTACACATGGCGCCGAGCAATCGACTCAATCGCAGATCCTGAATTTGTCGACATGAACCTGTTGGCTGCACCGGGCCTAGGCCTAAACGGCTTGACCGGCCACATGATCAATGTTTGCGAGAACCGCGCTGACGCATTAGCCTTGATCGACCTGGAGGACGCCTATGTCCCACGCGCTGAAGGTAGCCTGAGCAGTTATAGCACCCGCTCTGACCGCGTTACCTACACGGCTACACAGCTAGCCAACAACTTGAAAGATCGCAGAATCGATTCAAGTTATGGTGCGACATTCTATCCATGGGTCCAGACCCGTGACGAAGCCAGCGGCCAGCTTGTGTGGGTCCCGCCCACAGTGGCCATGCTGGGTGTTCTCGCAAGTTCTGAGCGCAAGTCAAAGATTTGGTTTGCACCGGCCGGCTTTAATCGTGGCGGCCTGAGCGATGGCGCTGCCGGAATCCCGATTACGCAGGTCACAACAAGGCTCTCTTCGCGCGATCGCGACACTTTGTACAACGCGCGCATTAACCCGATCGCCTCATTCCCCTCTACGGGAATCGTGGTCTTCGGCCAGAAAACGCTTCAAGAGCGCCAATCCGCTCTTGATAGAATTAACGTGAGAAGGTTGGTTATCTACTTGAAGAAGCAGATCTCAATCCTCTCCACTCAGATTTTGTTTGAACAGAACGTTCAGGCAACCTGGAACCGATTTAAGGGACTTATCGATCCGTTCTTGGCGAACGTCACGACGGAATATGGAATTACGGACTATCGATTGATTCTTGATGAGTCTACCACCACCGCTGACCTCATTGATCAGAACATCATGTATGCTAAGATCATGATTAAGCCCGCGCGCGCCATCGAATTCATTGCGATTGATTTCGTTATTGCTTCAACCGGCGCATCTTTTGATGATTAATAATAATAGCTACTAATTAAAAGTAGGACACAACAAGGAGTACCTAACAAATGCCATTCTGGTCAACAAATTTTTCTGAACAAGGTTCTGCGGAGCTTAAAGATCCAAAGAGAAAGTTTAGATTCCAAGTGCAGTTCCAAGGAATTAGCGCTCAAATTGGTGGCGCCGCCGCCTGGTATGCTAAGACTGTTACTAAGCCGTCTTTCGCAATCTCCGCGGCTGAGCACAAGTATCTTAATCACACATTCTTCTATCCGGGTTCAGTTACCTGGCAAGATGTAACCGTTACGTTGGTTGACCCGGTTGAGCCCGATATGGCCGCCACGCTGTCCGATATTGTTCAGCTTTCCGGCTATAAGCCCCCTGTTACTCCTACGGATGAAAGTAGCCTTTCCTCCATGTCCAAGGCCAAATCCACAGGCGCCCTGGGTGCCGTTACAATTGCACAACTCGATGCAAATGGCGCGCCCCTTGAGACGTGGACGCTGATGAACGCGTTCATTACAGAGGTCAAATACGGCGACTTGGCTTACGGCGATGATGAGTTGACCGAAGTGTCCCTAACTCTTAAGTATGACTGGGCCACTTGCGAGACCGCGGAACAATCCGTGGCCACAAACGGCGCTGGCGGCAATAGCTTCTTTGCCGTCAACAGCTAAAGACAATTTTTAAATAGAGGTGTATATTGTCACGAAATAAAAACCGCTTAGGGGGAGCTAAGCCAGATGGCGCCCTACCCCCTCAGAATGTTATGCAGAATAACAACAGCGGAGGAGGACTATCCTTCGTAGCCCCGACAGAGTTTGTCGATTTGCCTTCAATGGGGAGGTTCTACCCAGAAGGCCATCCACTACATGCGCAAGATAGCATTGAAATCAAGCAAATGACCGCCAAGGAAGAAGATATTCTTACTTCTCGCTCTCTCCTTAAAAAAGGAGTTGCTTTAGATCGTGTTATCGAGAGTGTTATTATGGATAAAAGCGTTAACCCTAACGATCTTCTAATTGGCGACAGGAACGCTATCATTGTAGCTACTCGCGTTTCAGGATATGGAAGCGAATACTTAACAAGCGTTGCGTGCCCTAGTTGCGCGCACACGCAAAAGTATGAATTTGATTTAAATGCTAGCAATGTTTATCGCGGAGATGACATTCATGACCTCCAGCTTGCCGATCATGGCGATGGCACATTTTCAACGACACTCCCCAGGAGCGGCTTTGAGATCCGTTTTCGTCTTTTGACTGGCCGCGATGAAAAAATGCTTGTTCAAGCTGCGGAAAACTCTCGCAAAGGCCGCGGCCCGGAAAAGAACATTACGACACAGCTAAAGAACATGGTTGTGGCCATTAACGGCGAAACAAACGCAGCCTTGATTACCCAAGGCATAGAGGTCCTCCCCTCAATGGATGCTCGACATCTGCGCCAGGCATATAAATTGGCTGCTCCCAATGTTGATTTGTCTCAATATTTTGAGTGTGAAGAATGCGGTCACGAAGAGACCATGGAGGTCCCGCTGACTGCGGACTTTTTTTGGCCTGACCGATGATTATATGCAAAATGTGTATGAGCAGTTCTTCTTCCTGAAATATTCAGGGGGCTGGTCATTCGCAGAATCATATAACTTGCCGATCGGACTGCGAACATGGTTTGTCGAGCGTCTAATTCAGCAAATTGAGTCGGAAAATCAAGCCATGGAGCAGGCCTCAAGGGGCCAGGGCAAAGCGCAGACGCTAAGCACGCACAATCAGCCCCCGACGCCACAAACGTTCTCCAAAAAGTACTAAAACTCCGTAAATAGTATTTTTGCATCCCAAACTATTTATTTGTGAGCAAAAAAGAGGAAATTTCTGTGGCTGACGATATAACCCCGGAACAGATAGAACGAAGGGAAGAGCTTCTTGATTTGATTCGTCAGGGAATTCGCCTCACTGAAGATGAAAAAGAGCAGCTTAAAGAGCTGCTTGATCTGGCCGGCCGCCGACTGGGAAACCTCCACGAAGAGGCGGCCCTGCTCAAGGGCCAAATAGGCAAATATGCTCAACTTAGAGATTCAGAAGATAAGCGCATGCTCATCGCGCAGGCCACACGTGATTTGGCCCAGAAAAAGCTTGATATTGCGAAACGAGAGATAGCCGCGGCAGACGAGATCACTACCGAGCTTCAAGAGCAGTATGATGTGGCCGTTAAAAACCTCGAGACAGCAGAAAAATCACTTCAAGTGGCCCAAGGTACCACCGAAGCAATCAAAGAAGGAGTACAGGCCGCCCAGGAACTTGGAGCAACTTTTGCGTCTGCATTTGCTCAATATGGCGAACACCCGCTCTTTAATGCCAAGACCATAGGCAGTCTTTGGAAGGTCATCAAGGGCCTCGGCGACAAAAGTCTAAAACCATTGGATGCTCTGGTTGGCGGGATGGTTAAAGGTTCTCTTGCTGCGATCACAGGGTCTTTCTTTAATCTCATTTTTCAAGTTGATGAAGCACAACGCGCCTTCCTTCGCGCCACCGGCGCCACTGAAGAGTACGCGGACAGCCTGCAGTCGGTTTATGTTGAAACGCGCGCCCTAGGCGTGGAAATGAAAGAAGTTTCTGAAACAATGCAAGCGTTGTACACAACTTATACTGATTTCACCATGTTAAGCAAGGGCCAGCGCGAAGAATTGGTTAAAACTGGCGCCGTATTGAGCAAGTTGGGCGTTTCCAATGAAGATTTTGCGAAGGGCATGCAATTGCAAACAAAGGCCTTTGGCGAAAGTACCCAATCTGCCGCCGCAAACGCCTTAGAGCTGGCCGATCTGGCCCGCGTTATCGGAGTTACACCGCAACAGATGGGTAAGGATTTTGCCGCTGCCGGCGATGGTGTTGCAAAGCTTGGCGCTCAGGGCGTGAGAGCCTTTAAGGATCTTGCAATCGTTTCTAAAACCACAGGTCTAGAAATAAACAAGCTTTTAGCCATTACGGACAAGTTTGACACATTCGAAGGCGCCGCAGAACAAGCCGGCAAGCTTAACGCTGCGCTCGGAGGCAACTTTGTTAACGCAATGGACTTGATGACCGCCACCGATCCCGTCGAGCGCTTTAATATGATTCGAGATGCGATTTTGGACACTGGACTCACTTTTGATGAAATGTCCTATTACCAAAGAATCTTCTACAAGGATGCACTTGGTCTTAGTGATGTGAGCGATCTCGCCCTAATGCTTTCTGGTGATATGAGCACCCTGGCCGGTTCAACACAGAAAACCACCGCGGAATATCAAAAAGCAGCAGAAGAAGCTAAACGAGTCCAGAACATTACCGAACAATTTAGAGCCGCAATGATGGACCTGATTCCCGTGGCTAGTGATCTTTTGGAAGAATTCCGCGCCTACACAGCAGAGCTTACTCCCGGTAGCGAGAAAATGGAAAGCCTCAAGGGCCATATAGAATCGTTCACCGAAGTCCTAAAAGTTTTTGCTAAAATCATATTGTTTGCGGCCGACCACTGGAAGAAACTCATAGCCGCCTGGGGCCTCTTGAAGATCGGAGCATTCATGGTGAAATTTAAATCGATGAAGTTAATGTTTGGCGGATTCTTCAACAAGACGGTGCCGGAAAGCACAATGAAGTCCGGAAAGGCTGTGAAAAGCTTTTCCACCGATGCAGCCGCAGCAATCGGGCGCGTAGGTTCGGCGGCTACCAAAAACGCCGCAGGAATTGGCGCCTTGTCTTTGGCGATCGTCGCAATTGGCGGCGCAGTTGCGATAGCCGCCGCGGGGCTTGCGCAACTTGTAGAAGCTTTTGGCGCCATAGATAAAAACGCCGGCGCCGCAGTGACGGCTATTGGGCTGGTCGGCGCCGCCATCGCCGGCATGATAGCACTACTCATTCCACTGGCGCCAGTTGCCGGCGCAGCGGGCACAGCCATGCTGCCTCTGGCGGCCGTAATTCTTGCAATTGGAGGCGCCGTCTTTTTGGCGGCCGCCGGGATTGGGCTAATGGCGAAAGGGTTCGCAGCAATGTTTGGAGCAATGGATATTGCTAAAATGTCTGCCTTTACCGCGTTTGTAGCCGTTGTTGGCACGTTTGGAATCTTGTTGATTCCTGCGGCCGCAGGTCTGGCTGCGTTTGGTATCGCGCTTAGCCTCTTTGGCTTGCACTTGAGGCTCTTTCCCACGGACGAGCTAGTGCCCATTGCGGCATTCTTGACGTCTCTTGGCTTAGCTGGGACCCTTGCGGGAGATCTTCACAAAGTTGCGATCGCAATATCTGAAATCAATTCACGACTCAGAGAATTGCCGGAGACCAAAGCCATTGAATTCAGCACAACAATGAATGCGCTGACGAACGCAACAGTCGCCGCATCTGCAGCCCGCGCAACCGGCACCACCACCACGGCCCCAGCCCCAGCCGCCGCCGCCCCCGCCGAACGTCCATACGAAGTCAAACTACAGATGACGTTGGACGGCGATGTTATAAGTGAGAAATTCGTTAGATTAATGGCCGGAAAACTAATGGAAGAGGCCCTCATGTAAAAGGAGCAAAGGTATGTCAAGTAATAACTCATTTCCCCCAAAAGGATATTTTAATCCAACAAAATACAAAAACGAACCATTTGGCCCCTTTAGCGACGGAAGTACAGCTTTGGGCAACGCAGGCCAAGTTATATCTTTCTATCATGAGCCAAGCGCTCAATCAGTATACTTTAAGGCCTTTATAACCGCTTTTAACGAAACGTATGCGAGCGACTGGGTGTCCGAAACTGTTTTTGGCCGAGTCGATCCGATCCAGCACTTTAAGCAGACAAGCCGCCGCATTTCGCTCGGATTTAAGGTTCCTGCGGCAACCCATAGCGAAGCCTACGACAACTTAGTGAGAGTGCAACAGCTAATTCAGTATCTTTACCCAAACTATACAGATGCCGGCAACACACAGACGCTATCCCAAAATCCCTTTGTTCGCCTTAAGGTAATGAACCTGGCGCAAAAAACGGATCCCGCCGGCACATCCCCAGCTCCCGGCACTGATGGCGCTCCATCTAGTAAGCAAGTATATGAAAGATATACTTCCACTGCTGACCCAAGTAAGGGAATTTTAGGCACAATTTCAAATTTAACCATAGTTCATAATTTAGAGAATGTTGATATTGGCGTGCTTATGACGGATAAAGGAAAAAACACAATTTTGCCAAAGATGATAGAAGTAAATCTAGACTTTACTGCGATTCATGAAACGAATCTCGGATGGGATAAAGAGAACAATTTTGCTACCCCAGCCTTTCCGTACGGAGCAATCGGCGCCGAGGATTCCAAAAACCCAAATACCACCGCCAACGCCAACGCAAACGCAGCCGAAAGGGCACTCTCGGAACAACAGAAACAAGACGCTCTCGCCCGCTGGGGAAGGCTCGGCGGCAAAGCTCGCATGCGGGCTGATTTGAGATATCTCAACAGAATGGCCGACAAGGGTGATCTTAACGCCGCTCAGCAGGCCAATGTTAACTATTTGTTGGGCGCGTTTAAGGGCGCCGGCGGCGCGGGGGATAGGGTTTTGGATACGTTGACGTCGTTCGATCCCGACCTCGACGCCGCTCCAAGGAGAACGCTCCGCGATATCTCCGACAACATCTATGACGACTTCATCGATTAAAACAAACACACAAAAAAGGAAATAAAAAAATGGCTAGCAGATACGCCGGAGAAGAAATACTAAACAACGATTCAAGCTTTTATCGCTTTCTAAGAAAGATGCGTCAAAATCAAAAAAATATTAAACAATATAAGACGCAGATATTGCATCACCCTCGCTCAGCCGAAAGAATGGCCATATCAAAAGACACCTATATTTGGTCCATTGGAGATCATTTCTATAATTTAGCAGCCAAATATTATGGAGATCCAACATATTGGTGGGTCATCGCGTGGTATAACGGAACACCCACAGAAGCAGATGTTTCACCCGGGACGATTATTCAAATACCAACGAATTTGGAAGAAGCGCTAAGGCTATTGGGGCTATAGAGTATGACTGCACATGAAAAGTGCTTGTTTGCGCAAGACTGGGGCGATGTCGGTGAGGAGGTCGAGGCTTTTTGGGGAGAAAACTGCAAGGCCCTCGCCGACGCAGCTTTAAATTTAGCTTCGAGCAAAGATGCGCCTCATGCCGACGCTCCAAATTTGTTGGATATTCTCAACAAGCACGGTACCCGCGCCCCGCCCCCGCCGGCTGACGGGGAACAATCGAGGCACATCCCTGAGAACTTAAAGGAACAAACCGGCTGGGGCTACATTGGGCAAATTCATTACCCAACTAACAATACCTTAACGCTATTGCAGACTATCGGAGAAATTCACACCCCAAATTTGCTAAATGATTATTGGAGAGACTGGGGTACCCCGGATCAAGTATGGGCTGACTTGAATACATCTGGCTTTGGTGAAACATCCATTCGTGCGCTTTTTAAGACACAAGAATTTTATCAAAAATCCGTCGAACAAGACAACACAATAAAAAATGTTATTAAGGGCGTAGATGCGTTTGAGCGCGAAATTTTTACCGCCCACGCACACGTAACAGCAACAAAGCGAATCATACAGGAATTGCTTCTCCCGGTTCACCGACAACTTCAAGACAAGACTCACGGTTGGAGGAATCATCACTTTGGACCTCCCGCCGATTGGGAGTCTCTCGCTGCCCTTGACGCGAATGCAGGTGAGCTTATAAGTTATCTCGACATCATGCGGGAGAACATCGAGACAATCAAAGAGATTAGAGATAAGTGGGTGGCGCTGGGAGATAAAGGTGAGGCCGAAGTAGACAAAGCGATTCTGAAGCATAAAGAGAAGTGTCGGAGTCTGAAGGACGGTGCATTTGATTGCGAGGGCAAAGAATTAGAACAGTGGAAAAAAGATCTAGCTGAACTTAGAAGACAAAAAGAGGAATGGGCAGCCTTCGGCTCTGAAGCTCAATTCAACGAAGTGGGTGGTGATATAATTCCGGCGGCGTTTGTCGGCCAGGTAATGAAAAGGACATTTAAAGAACAATGTCTTTTGCTGGCGAATGTTTATAATATTTCTCGCCATAAAGCGTATGTTGTCGAGCAGCAAGAGCCCGCGCGGCTACCATATGTGCCCACCGGCTCCATTAATGCAAATGCGTGCTTGATGGCCCAGCGCGAGCCATGGGGATTCCTAAATCAGCTTACACAAGATAAATCTTACAGGACACTTTTTGATATACGTCCAGAATTGCTGTCTCAGCTGTCTCCCATGATTAGACTATACAAAATTGAGTCTCAAGCAGGCCCTGCGCCAGAGCGACAAATAGAAGTCACATTTGATACTCACTATTCCGACACTGCACATGGTTCAGTCGATAGCATTTTGCAGAATAAGGACAAACGAGGCTTCGGTGTCGGACTCAAGAGCTTCAACTTTTCATATGAAGGCAGCAACCCTTTCGCAATTAAAAAAAGCATTAAAGCAAAGCTCGTTATTTTCGCTAACTCCTTTGATGACTTGTTGGCTGCTCGCGGCGCTGGCCCGCAAACTTTTCGATATGCCGATCTTGCATTAAAAACAGGGGGCAAGCTTCAAGAACTGCTAGATCGCACTGATACCAATTCTTCAGCGATTATTAATAATATTACAAAGTTAAATTTCAGGCTAAAGGCGGTTGTTGGTTGGCAATTGCCGAATGGTAACTGGGAAGGCAGCCGCCCAATTCCCCAGAAAGATCGATCTGCGATAGCACGTGCTGTTAATAACTCCTTTGTTACCTTGAATTTAACGCCGACTGTTCATGAATTTGATATTGACGAGCAGGGTCGCGTTATATTTACCATAAATTATCTTGCTTATATTGAAGATTTCTTCGATCAGCCAAATTTCGATGTTTTCGCAACTAGTAAAAACTATATGAACGCTCTGCGCCGCAAGCTTACTATATCGGCCTTTGAGCAGCATTGTGATCCCAAGCAAGCTGCCGCCAAAAAAGAGAAAGAATATGAAAAGATCAACAATGAAAAGCGCGACAACCTTAATAGCATTCTTAGAAAGCTAGTAGAACAGAAGAAAATGTATTTCATTCCAATTCCATATGATAGGTTGGCTGAATTTAACAGAATGGGCCCCTTCTTTGACTTTAATTTTTCTGGCGTCCAGCGCGCCACCGAAAATGAGGGCGTTAAAGTCACGGAAGACTTCAAAAATCAGTTGGGCGCATTGCTTAAAAAATTAAGCACTGACAAGAATTTAACCGAAACAAAGATAGGAGACTTATCAAATAATGAATATGTAAAGTTCTTTTATCTTAGCGATTTGGTCAACATTGTGCTGGAAAATATCGAATCAACACTAAAATCACTTACGGAGGATCTGAATAAGAGCATTGAATTCCCCAAAGACCTTCGCGGCACGCCGGTAACAAAAAAACAGTGGGAAGACACAATTAAGTCTGAAAAAGAGCGCTTGCGCCGTCTACAATTTAATTTTCAGCATTTCAGGGTATTATTGGGGCCCATTGAGCTGTATGATTACGCCACCGGCACAGGAAAAAACATTGCCGGCATCGATGGCGCCAGCTTGAATTTGGGGGATCTCCCTATCTCGGTGTCATATTTTATGAACTGGCTTACAGAGAAGGTTTTAAAACGAGAACAAACAGCCTACACGCTTTCAGCATTTTTGAACGATTTGCTAAATGGGCTTGTTCGCAATTTTTTGAATGAAGATAGGTGTCACGATCTAAACATCAAGCAGA